CCGACAAAACCGCTGCGGACATTGAAAAAAAAATCAGCAACAGGATACCGAAGAATCAAAACGAGCAAAGGAAAACGAAAAGAAGCAAAAGGCAGTCGCTGATCAACAGAAACAAATCGAAGCCGACAAGGCTGCTGCAACCCAGAAGGCCGAGTTAGATAAACAAAATGCAAAACGAACAACTTCGTTCTTAGAGTGGCAAGCAGGTAAAGTAGCGTTTGAGGCCAATAAACGCGCTCAAGTTGCGGCTGCTGCTATGGCTATGTCAATGGCCGTCCTTCAAGCTGTTGCGGCTTGGCCCACATTGGTCGCAACGACAGGCCCACTTGGATTAGTGGGCGGAGGAATCTTTCTCGGAACTATTACCGCGTTATCAGCCGCCGCCGGTGCTCTGGCGATCTCAACTGCAATGTCTCAACGATATGATCCCTGGATGGGATTTTCAAATGGCGGTATGGCGGAGGGTGGGATTCCCGGAAAAGATTCGATCCCCGCAATGCTCACTCCTAGGGAAATCGTAGTACCAGAACGCGGCTGGGATTCGTTGGAAGGCCAAATTGCCGACCGACTAACTCAGAGTGTCACAAACCGCTCGAATTCTATTGTTGTGAATTATGCGCCTCAATTTCACTCTTCGGGCGGAAATTTCCCGGATTCCAGGGAACAATTTGAGCTTTTTAAGCAATATTTATACACCTCCATCCGGGAGGAGGGGGTTTTGAATTGATCGCTGTGTATACCCTACACAATCTGAGAAAAGGAGAAATTATGAAAAAGAAAATTATATATTTGTTAACTTTGTGCCTGATGGGATTATCATTCAGTTGCACTAATCATGAGCGTATAGAGGCGATGAGGAAGAGAGAGATGTATTTTGAATTGCCGACACCTGAGCAGGAAGAGGCACATAAGAACTTTAGGCTAACCGCGAAAGTCTCAAATTCCTCTCAAAAGTTAAAGCAACAAATAGTAAAATTCGTCAAAAATTTTGAAAAGCATCAGACCGAAGATGAAAAGTGTGAACTCCTACCGAAAACGGAGTATTATCTTTCCCGTGAAGATAGAGATACTATCTTCATAGATTGCACCGTAAATATCAGAAGCTCGTCAGGGGCAGGATATCTGGAGTTCATATACAGGGAGACGGCAGTATATTACCTAGTTAAAGTTACGAAAAATCAAATTGATCTTAAAATTTTTCTCTCCGGCATGCTCCCTCAGTATGAAGACGGCAAAATCGAGAACCTGACGAAACAAATTGAATTCGTTCAAATCGAAGATTTTGCTAAGAAACATTTCTATCTACTCGTAGACTATCTCAAAAACTAATGGAATTCATCGTCGAAGACAGCCAAGGGAACACGCTTTTCGAATTACAGGACGAGTGTGTTCTCGTTTCTCCGACGGAATTCGATATGCCGGAGAATCTGGTTTCCCGACTGGAGACATGGGGTTCTGTTGACCAATCAAATAACCTGATCGCATCAAGAAAGATTTCTCTTTATATTTCAAGGGGATTTGAATCAGATCAGGATTATCGATATTTTAAAAACAAAATCAATTCGTTCTTTCTGAACAAAAAACCTCCTTTCTACCTTATCGACGTACACAACCAAAGACGAACGAAAATCAAGTTTTCAAAATTCAGTGAAAGCTTTGAAAAAGGAAACGAGGCAAGAATCGAGAAAGAGGTTCCTCTTGAATTCATTCTTCTAGATGTTCTTTGGGAAGATTCTCGGGAATCGGATACGGCCCAGATCGATCTTGCTTCAGGTTCTTGGATCGATATTCACATTCCGGAATACTATGTTGATGGCCATCCGATCATAGAACTGCAAGCCGGTTCAAATTTGAATCCTGATTTTTCGATCGATCTTTTAGATATCGACAATAAAGGATTTGCGACTCAGCGAATTCAATGTCTTTCTTTTTCTAACTCGTCCGAGTTAAACAAATATATGGTTCTCGATTCCGAATATGGGCTAGTGAAAATCGGCGGTCGAGAAAATGAGGCGTCTCCATTACGATGGTCTACGAACAATATGCTGTGGACCGGTGGAAATTTCATAGTTTTCCGACCTGGATTAAATCGGCTCGTCTATACGTCAGCAAACAATTCTCCGATTAAGATCCGAGTTAGACACCGCGGGAGATCGACAAATTAATGGGATATACGATATTTGAAGGGGCGATTTACGGCCACGGAGAAAAAGCTGGGGAACTTCCCGGCTTTGGGTCTGTGTATGGAACCTCGTGTAAGGGCGAGCCGACTCAATCAACGATTTTTGAGGAGTTTACCGGCGGACCCGATGAGGACTCGCAAGTTCAGTTTTCTTCCGCTTCCGGAAGTATGATCGCCCGGTTTCCTCTCGGAATTAAATACCCTCTCCCATCCGAACTTAAAACTATTGTCGATGAGAATGGTCCGAAATCTGCCGAATTGAAACTCACTGACAAGCCGGAATTTCCTCTTCCAGATTTTTCAACCTTCAAAACTCGTATTGATGGAAAGGACGTTTACAAGGGGTATTTCTACGATACCCCTTATCAGGCTCAAAAACCCAAGGACGCGCTTTCTTATAAAAACTATGGAATGCGTAAACGGTTGGAAGAAGTTGAGATCGAAAATAATCTCAAGTGGAACATCCACCAAATAGTTGTTTCGGGATCTGGAAATACAGACGCGACGATCTACCTTGGAGCGAATGCCGTTTTTCCCCAAACTCTCATAACCGGATCAATTGAAGTCGGGCAAAAAATCAGAATCAGGGAAACGGAAGATACCGAGAATGAGGGTCTTTTTACCGTGATCGGGATTCCTGATTCTCTTACTCTCAGAGTTCATAATCCGTCTGTTATTGCGCAAAACGTGATAAAGGGGTTTGTCGAAATATTTCCAAAAGAATGGGGAAATCCGCTCACTCCTATCTCCGAACTCGTCGCACAAGTATTTCGTAATTATGGCCAAAAAATCCCCATCACATTTGCAGAGAATCTAATCGAGAATTCCGTAGGGCGAGCAACGCTTGGAGAATTTGATCTGGGTGGGATGACGTTGTGGAAGTTTATCGACCTAATCCAAAACATGCTTGGAGGCCGCTGGAATGCAGGAGTCGACGGGAATGGATTTTATTTCCTGAGACAACGCAAAGCGGAGCCGATTGAAAAACTCAATGTTGGATTTGCATTTAACGACGTAGAATTCAAACGAGATATTTCCGGAATTTGGAATTATATCAAACTCTACATCAAAGATGAAAACGGCTCCGGATCCAAGTTTTTGACCGAAATCATGGATAAGACTTCGATCGCGAAGTGGGGGGTAAAAATGCCTCCAGGTGGCGGAATCGAAGTCCCCGCGTCGTTCACCAAGGAAATAGGGGACATGTATCTTCAGGGAATTCTTGCAAATCGAAAAGATCCGAAATTCATTATTACGATAAACAATGCCCCATTTCGATACTACGAGTTTGGTGACTATATCGTCCCAACTGTTCCTGGAGATTATACTGAAACGTTAGAGGAGATGGACACACTCACCGGATTTGTGAATTCCGATCCCACGAAACTGACGGTAACAACGGATTCTTTAAATCTCACCAACGGCGCGGCTTCGCAGAAACTTGTTCTTACGAATGCTGACGGCGTAACCTACAGGAAAACAGTCAACAAAAAAGTTTTCTCACTCAAAAAAATAAAATTTCAGGTGATGGCGAATCAACAGGATGACTGGATAAATAACCCTGGAGGGTTTTTACGATTTGGAATAGGAAGAACTTCGTTCTTAGAGAACGAACTCATCCCTGTTCCAATCGGATATAGGGACGGATGGATTCCGTTTGAGGTAGATGTGTCGAATTTGAAAATCGATTCCATTGGTGAAATCGGATGGAAGTTTTTCAATCCTCCAAATGGAGTAAGCGTCTGGATTGATAACATCGAAATAATATCTTACACATCTCTCGAATTTCTCGTTCCGCTCAAAGAAGTCGAATACTACCAAATTAAAAAACGTAGCTGTAAGCTTATCTTTGGAAGCGCGGATAATAGATTCGAAAAATATATCGCAGGTTACGTTTCCCAAATTGAAACGCAAAAAATAATGATGAGGAAAAAATAGATGGCTCTTCCACCAATTCCAGCAGGTAGGCAGGATATAGATTGGAGATTTGACGAAATTACGGGCACATTCAATTTCCAGGAGATCACGTCAGAGGTTCACACAGTTCAAATTATTCCCGAGTACGGGGGCGCCGCGGATTTAAATTGCACGAAAGGCCATTAGATAACGACACACTTCTCATTTACGTAGGAAACAACGATGCGGCCAAAGTTCCCGCAAATAGGCAATCAAGAGTTGCCACCGCTCCAACCGGTTCCCAAGTTTTCATCTCCCCCCGCGTCGGAATTGTTGTAGTTCCGGACAGTGTTGCGATCGGAACGTCATACATTTCGCAATATTTTGGATGCGGTTCGGTGAAGAACGTCCAGAATGATCTCTATATTCAGCAAATTGCTCTCCTTGAAAAACTTTCTCGCGATGGATCTCTACCAATGACCGGGAATTTGAATATGAATAGTCACAAGGCCGTAAACCTTCTCGCAGGGACATCCCCGCTTGATGCCGTGAACTTTTCACAGCTTACGACGGTGATAAACAATCTCGCGAATGAGGCGAATATCAGAGCGGCTGCGGACAATTCAATAAATAGCCAACTGAATAATCTCGTCAGGTTGGTATCGATCACTAAGAGCCAGCGAGATTATGCAGCAAATGGATCATCCGGTGAACTCGGTATGGAGGTATATGCCCCGTACAATGGACTATTACTCTGGAGAAATACAAGAACCGGTGTCAGTAGTTTTGGAACTTATGGAAACGGAGATACTCCATTTCAAATCATAGACACCGGAAGCCAATTTAATTTTCGATGGACCGATCCAGACAATGCGCTCATGGAATGGACTCTGATAAAATATATAAATCCATGAAAGAACTTCGGATGGTAATAAGACGAGGAGAAGATTTTACACAATTTTTTGAATCTTCGGTCTTAGAAAGCGCGATTGTTTCCTCTCAATTTGGAAAGATAGAGAAGGGGAACCTGAGAACGTTAGGTAATTTTCAAACTGAAATTGTGGACGGAGGATATAACCTTTCCATGAATCACATAGAAACGGAATCATTAACGAAAGGTGCTTATCATTTCGACATTCTAATCCGACGTACGGATCCGCTCCAAAAAGGCGGATTCCGAAATGATATCGAATATTTTGGGATGGTAATCGTAGAATAAAAATGTACGCCAACTTTCCAATTAAAATACCTCAAAATGCCTCTGTGCAAATCAGATTTACAAATTTGCAAGGTGTTGCAAATCCTTATGCGCTCATCCGTCTTCAGGTAAAAAAGAACTCACGATCGTCCGAAATTCTTTTGTCTATGGACATCCTACCAACGGACCCCGGTTGTGATTTTGAAAACGGAATCGTAGCAGCCAACTTTATCCCCGGACAAACGAGGGCAATGCTTGGAGACGAGATTTATAAATACGATTTACTCGTGAATCGGCAAGGTCGCATTACATATGATTATCACGGGTCGTTTGAACTCATCGGCACGATCACCCGAGACGGCGATTCGTTCAACCCTGTCGAATACCAATCGATCCTCGAGAAACTCGCATCAACTTTGACCGGATTCGGTGCGTGGATGATCGGAGTTGATGCGAGTTACTGGACCACACTCCTCGGTTCTCCGAATCTCGTACTCGAGCGCTGCCTCCGGTGGCTGCGCGAAAACAAACTTGCAAAACTGAACCCTTTCGCTCCCGGAAGAATCCTGAAATCCGGAGCAACAGATACGGAAGTTTTGGTTACGGGAATCGCGATCGACGCCCAAGACAACGTGACCGGTGTTAAAACGCTTTCCCTTCTCGATCCTCCGGCACTCGCAGAACACGCAACAAGGCGCGACTGGGTGGAGTCAGATACCTCGACTCGAATTCAAACAGCAGTAAACCTGCTCGTGGACGGGTCTCCAAATTCAGCGAATACGCTGCGTAAAATATTTGAAATTTTGGGCAATGACCCGAACTTTGCGACGACTATAACAAGTCTGATCGCCACCAAAATCCCACTCTCACAAAAAGGCACCACGAATGGAGTAGCGACTCTTGGATCGGATGGAAAGATTCCATCCTCGCAACTGCCACCCTCCTCCGGAGCCGTCACATCTGTGAACGGACAAACGGGTATTGTTGTTCTTACAAATTCAGACGTCAACGCAGCACCCGCCTCCGGAATCTCTCCAGGCGCAATCACAGAAACAACGGCAAAGCAATTTATATCCGCCGGGCTCAAGGGCCAGGTTGATGAATTCACCGTGATATCCACACTCCACCAAATTACACCCCTCTCCGACGAAACCTTTTTTCGATATGGCCCGGGATGTCGCGAACGGAACAGATGCAAACTGGCCCCAACTCGGCCCCCATCTTCGCGGAATTAAATGTGGCGTCGGAGATCCATACGGAACCTACGCCGATACGTTTCAAGTTACGGCTGCGACGAAATATGATTTGAACGCATCGATCGAACTGACTCTATCAGGATCTACTACTGCAAGCCTGCTCTCGATGATACTCGACGATTTCAACTATTACGCGATGTTTAAGTCAAGCGATGGAATTACTCCTGCAACTACAAACACTACGTTAATAGATGGCTACGCTCTTGTAATCAGAGCGGTAACGGACATCGGAAATGGAACTGGTAAGATAGCGGCCGGGACTTATATGCAGCTCAAATTTACGAATGGAAGTATATTAAATACTCTGAATCCAAGTTCGCTAAAACTAGGAGTATCCTATTCTGGTGGCGCAAACCCGATCGGAACAATATCTGGCGCAACGATCGAAATCTATCCGCATAGGAGACTTGTGACTGGCGTTTATAACGCCACGTCATTCCGTTGGAGACCCGTATTTGATTCCGTGCTCCGAAATCGGGATATTGTATCTCCTGGATTTTTGAGCGGAGGTCGCATATTAGACTTTTCGCAAGGACATATTCATACCCATACGGATCGGTTCGGAGTAAATGTTGGTATCTACGTTTTCAATGCTGGGTCGTATTATAATTTTATGACCGATATGACTTCCACGACAGATTCGACCTCTCCTCCACAAAGCCAGTCTGGTTTTGGGCCGATCCGGACAGGACGAAAAACTCAAGATCGGTCATTACGAGTCTGGATGTATCTAAACGCTAAGGAGTACGTAGCATGATATTTTTAAACCTGCAAACTGGAGAGGTAATCGAAGAGTCTTCCGAGGATACAGTTATACATGGATGGAGACAGATGGCCCAGGCTGATCCTAATCTCGGCGTCCTCGAACAGTGGCCGATTCCGAAAACTAAACTTTTGGAAGGCAAATTAGTTGCAAAGCCGGAAGATGAGTGGGAGATCCCTTTTGATATATCCGCCGAAGAATCTAGAAACAGATTACTCCAAAAGTTGAAGATCCTATTTTCGGAAAAGTGCAATGATGGGATCTCGTTCGAAGGCGAAATCTTCCAAACGGATGAAATGTCGCTTAACAGAATTGGTCTTGCAATACAAGACTGGGGGCGAGGGATCGAAACACCCTATTGGATTCGCAGAGACAACACCCGTCACCAAATCACGTCTCTGGAGCAACTCAACAATTTAGCTACTGCAATCGGAACCCGGTGGCGCGTTCTATTTGACATTTTCAGTCGAGTGAAATCTAAGATAACCATCTTAGATGAAAACGAACTAACGACTTTCGATCTTTTAGCAGAATGGATAAATACAGAACAGGCAGTAGGGTGATGACGCAAGAGCAAATCAATATTATATTCGGAATCGTCACATCCATAATCGGTTATTTTATCAGAGATTTAATCAGACGTTTAAACGTATCTGAATCCATTGCATACGAGGCGCGCAACAAAGCGAATCAGCTGGAAAGAGATTTACAATATAGATCGGATGATTTAATTGAGTTACGTAGAAAACTTGAATCTTTCGAATCAATGTTAAACGAACTCAATAAAAACTATGCGACTATTGCGGCAATACTCCAGGAGATGAGAGAGAACCAAAAAAGTGGGAATTTCAAATGATTCAAGAGGGACTTCGCAAAATAGACAAACAAAAATATGGCCTTACGAAAAACGATTTCGTATTATCCGAGGCGTATCACTACACCCAGAAAGACAATGTCAACATTGACGGAACCCCAAACATGGTATGGACGAAAGAGTGGCGTAGGTTCAACCAGTGTTTTATTTCGTCCGGAACTGCGTTTGTAAATAAGCTCATTGATAACCTGATTAGGTCCGGATTTGAATATAAAAAATCAGGCCGAGTCGACGAACTTGCGTATTTGATCGGAGTCGGCAAATACAAACAGGGCGACACGGTTGAGAACAACCGAAGATTTTTTTGGAATAACCACAGAGACTATATCAATCAGGTCCTCGCAGAAGCGTTTCCGGACGCAAGTCCGATTCCACGGGTAGACTATTCGAAAGTCGGAATCAATTCTCTTAACAAACTCGCAATCGCAATACACCTCGAACGACAGCCTATGTTTGGAATACACCTCGGGAAAGGCGGCGGCCATATTCTGACAGCCGTAGGTTACCGCACCGATTCAGCCGGAAAGGTCGCGGGCCTCTGGGTTTCAGATCCGGCCGGTGTATATACGGAAGGTTATTCCAAGCCACTCGACGGGTTCATGTCGCTCCTACCCCGCGAGGCGTTTAAAGATGTTTTCCGTACCGACACGCACATGATGGATTTAGTAGTTTAAGGATTTAGAATATATGACAAAACATAAAAAAACTTTCTGGCAAAAACTCGCCGACAACGCAACGAAAGGCCGGATCTCAACCGCGCTTGGGATCGTTCTCGTGATCGGAGCGGTTGCGTCCGTGTTCACGGGCCAGGCAGACTGGACCCAGGCTTCGATTGCGATCACAGCCGGTCTCGCCGCGATCGGATTTGTAGGAAGAAATGGTGTGGAGGCACACGGAAAAAACGATGGCTCAAATAGTTTATAAAAGTCTAAAAAACTACAAATACGAACTCGTAAAATCCTACAGTTTCCAGACTGACATCAAAACAGAGGAGCCGGTCCAAATCGGAAGTTCGGGAATAAAAACTTTTATCTCACTGGATCCAGACGGCCTATTGCATATAGAGGCTGGGTATGCGTGGGATGGACCAAGCGGGCCCACATTCGATACGAAGACGTTCATGCGCGGCTCCCTCGTGCACGACGCTCTCTACCAACTGATGCGGGAAGAAAAGTTAAATCGCGCTCAGTATAGGGAATATGCAGACCAACTGTTAAAGCAAATCTGTATTGAGGACGGCATGAGCCGATTTCGGGCGGCCTACGTTTACAGGTCGGTGCGCTGGTTCGGAGAATCCTCCGCAAAGCCGAAAGACGAAACGGAAGAATTTTTATCCGCACCGTAGGGGCAATTTTTTAACAAAAAAGTACAGGCAAAATTTGTTGGTGTAAATATTATTGCGCCTTGAGGAAGACGCATGCCAAAATCAGATAACCCAGAATTTGACAGTAAAAAATACAAACCAACAAAATTAGATTACCTGAATCCGGGGTCGTTTAAATTCGAAGATGACCTGCACCCATTTGATACCCCAGAGGGGGAAAAATATGAGGAACTCAAAGATTCGATCAAACGTCTCGGGGTCCTACAGACCGTTATTTTGCGACATGATTGGACGATTATAGACGGCAGGACACGGTCACTAATCTGCGATGAACTCGGTTATGCCGTGCCAGCAATTCGATTTCAGAAGCCACTGCCTCCGGGGAAAGAACAGGAAATTATATATCACCTCCTATTCACAGGACGTAACGTAACAGCAGGAGAAAGAGACGCGGCCATCGAAAAACGTCTCGGGGAAATGCTAATGAAGGCGACGATCAAATCAGTTCATCAACTAACAGGGATTCACGAGTCCTATTTAAAAAAGTTACGTGTCAAAATCCAGAATCGAAAACGGTTTGAGAACGTTGGAGTTAGCCCCGAGAAACTGAGGGAGGGAATGAAATATTACGTTAGATGGGATCGCTACCGGCACCAGGAAAACGAGGCGAAATCGGAACGGCAAAAATTAGAAACGAAACTCGAAGAAATCGCACCACTGTCGTGGTGGAAAAAAAAGGGGTGGGAAAAGAAAAGTTCAGACTGAACTTCTGCTTATCATTTGTTTATGAGTGATCTTAAAATATCGCCTGAATTTTTCATTTGACAAGAATTCATCATATTGATATATATATCAATATGATAATAAGTTTTTCGGATTCCGAAACGGAAAAGATTTTCAAGGGATTTCCCTCGAAAAAAATTCCGGCCGAGATTCGAAAACGGGCGATGAAACGACTCGAAGTTTTAAATGCGGCTCAAAGGATTGAGGACCTTTTGAACCCGCCCGGAAACCGGTTACATAAATTATCAGGCGACAGAA